CGTAACTGTTAAAGAAGTGCAAGATCTAGTGAGATCAGACGGTAGATTGTATTTCAATTTTATATACGCGACATGGAATGGACCAGGATACTTTCAAAATTTCTCGCAACAGATAATAAAAGCTTATAACGGTGGACAAAGAAGCGCAGAGCAGCTTTTAAAAGTCTTTATTGATTTAAGATTGAATACTAGGATATTCTATCCCAATACGGACGATAACTCTTTCAATCTAATGAAAAAAGGAGGCGTAAAAATTGCTGGACTAGTGGGAGTTCAATTAGCATAAAATAAAACAAGATGTTAAGATATTATCCATCATTTAGAATAAAAACAGATCTTACAACGACTGGATTAGAATACGGAACCGTAAACGGACCTTACAGCGGTAAGTATTACGTTACTTACGATGGAAGAGCATTTACAGGACCTAATCCCATAGTTGGCCCGAATCAAGAACTTTTTTCTTTATTAGTAAAAACAAACTCTTCTTATTTAGATTTCGGTAATTTTCCAGAAAACATAGTGAATGCGGTAGCGCAAAAAACAAGAGTAAGTGTCAGTAAAGTACAGAGGAAGCGCGGCGCTCCAACCCCTTATTTTCCTATTGCAACAGAGGGAGACTACAAAAAGGGATACATAACAAGATCATTTATCAAAAAAGTGAACGATATGGGATTCATAACAGAAATATCCCAAGAAGAATACGATAACTTTCAAAATGGTACAGTAGACTACGATGTGTCCTATTACCTAACTTATCAAATAATGTGGAAGATCACAGGACCACTGAATAATGTAAGACTCGGCCAGTACGAAACTAGAGCCGGAATAATAGACACGAACAAGAGATTGGTGGAAAATGCTAACAAGACTTTTCTGGGAATAACTGATTTCATAGGCGGAGAATACACTAAGTTCGCCAGACCAACTGCACTGTAAAAATATATCGATACTCAATCGATTGTTTTTGTTATGTTTGTATCAATAAAGGTTTTAGATGTACTATATCGTAGAAAAAATAGATCAATTAGAAAGGTTGTCGGTGAGCGAGTTAGCTTTCGTTCAACTTATCCTCTGCGATTCCTCTTGTCACCCAAAGCTTTCTAGTCCAAGTTTACTATATTACAACAACGGAGAAAAGGGATACATATTCTGCATAGACCACTCAGAAGGATTCTCTTTACCAATGACAGAAGTGCAAAGGTTTCTTAGCAAGCACCCCAAACTTTATCTCATAGACGAGAAGTTTCACTCCTATCACATAGACGTTACTAACGCGGTAGACCTGAACTTGGTGATGCTAGATTCGAACAACGCGGTCAAAGAGTACGATTGCGACACACCATTTCACAGACAGATCAAGCAGAGACACTCTGAGTTAACGAACTTAGACAAGATAATACCGATATCCAAACACTACGAAGCCTGCGAGTGCTTCTACGATCATGTAAAATATCTGATGGGACTGGAACTGGATCAAGCGTTTGACAAACAGATCCTGGACGCATACAAATACGTTGAGCAGAACGGAATAGGAGTAAACAATACAATACTAAACAAAACCTATCAACTGCCAAACAGCGCAGGATTAGTCAGGAACAGCGTTGCCTACTCTAGTTACAATCTCTATAATCTTACTGGAAGACCGACCAATTCATTCGGTGGAGTAAACTTCTTGGCGATACCTAAGGAGGGAGATTTTAGAAGCTGTTTCTTAGCCAAGAACGATTACCTAGTAGAGTTCGACTTCGACTCTTATCACCTCAGACTAATTGCCAAACTAGTAAGCCAAAAGCTGCCAAACTCAGAATCGATACACAGGATGTTAGCTTCCCAGTACTTCAACAAGGCAAGCGAAGATATCACAGAAGAGGAGTACAAGCAAGCTAAAACGATTACGTTCAGACAGCTTTACGGTGGAATCGAGGACCAATACAAACACATCGAGTTCCTTTCTTCCATCAACGAGTTCGTAAATTCAGAATACAAGAAGTACAAAGCTCAGTCCTCTTACGTTTTACCCACAGGCAGAGTGATAAAGCAACACAGCTCGATAACCAAATACAAGCTGTTCAATTACATCTTGCAAAACTTAGAGACAAAGACTAACGTAGAGAAGATACAGGCGATTAAGACATATTTATCAGGAAAGGCTACGCAGTTAGTTTTGATCACTTACGATGCTTTCCTTTTTGACTTTTGCGTAGAGGATGGTAAGGAAACTTTGGTAAAAATAAAGGAGATACTCGAGCTCGGAGAATTTCCAACAAAGCACACCTATGGAAAAGACTACTCATTTACACAACATTTTTAATATTTATAAGTACTAAATAGGTTATGGAACAGTATAAGATTATAAACTTAACACAAGATTCGTTGATGAATCGATTATTTTGCAGCTTCTCTAAAAAGGAAGAACTGGACGAAAAATTGGCTGAGATCATTAGAGAGTACAAAATACTTTACAACAAAATTTTCGTTTTGTCTTCTCCTGAATCGGAAGAATACCTCTGCACCTATAACATAGAAGTAGAAGGACCTACCACGAAGATACTTCCCAACACGATACTTCTCCACAGGAAAAAAGAATCCAATACGCTTTACACGATAAATGCGCTAAATGCCGTTATCAAATCCAAAAACAGCGGGGTATTGGACAACTCTTACCAAATCGAGTGGCAAGAGTTTAAAAATTCGGTGTTGCTCACGCAATCAGACGGAAGTTTGAGAAAGCTAAACACCGCTATACACAAGATAGTGAACTTGTAAAATAAATTTTTTTCTTAGGAAAGAAATCGTTAGTTTTGAAAAAATAGTTATAATATGGATATTAGCATCTTGAAGAAGAGGCTGGCCACTCTTCAGAATCCCAAAGGTCAGAACAAAGAAAAATCCCAAACCATTTGGCGGCCGGGTATCGGCAAACACTCCGTAAGGATCGTTCCTTCTATGTACGATAGATCGAATCCTTTCAAAGAGATGTATGTCTATTACGAGATCTCAAATCGTATGATGCCTGCTCTTAGCAACTTCGGTGAAGCGGATCCAATCTTGGAATTTACCAAAAAGCTCCGTCAGTCTTCTGAGAAGGACAATTGGCAGCTCGCTAAGAAACTCGAACCAAAGATGAGGGTATTCGTACCTGTTATCGTTCGCGGAGAAGAGGACAAAGGCGTTCGCTTGTGGGAGTTCGGTAAGCAAGTTTACATGGATCTTCTCGCTATCGCAGAAGACGAGGACGTAGGAGATTTTACAGATCCAGTAGAAGGTCGCGATCTCACAGTTGAGACTCAAGGCAAAGAAACTACAGGATTGATGTACAACACGTCTACCGTTAGGATCAGGACCAAAGTCACCCCGTTGTCCGAGAACGCTGATCAAGTTAAGACTTGGTTGAACACTCAACCGAATCCGATGGAACTGTTCAAGAAGTTTTCTTACGACGAAATGAAGAGCGCTTTACTTGCTTACCTCAACCCAGAAGAGGAGATCAAAGAGCAAGCCGATTCGGTAGAGACCAAAGCTCCAGAAGGGGATCTTCCGTGGGAAAAACCGGCAGAAGAAGCTCCAAAGAGTTTTACTCTGAGCACAAAAAAGTCCGACCTAGACTCTAGGATCGACGATCTCTTCAACCTCTAATCAGTCCTAAACATGGCAAAAGCGAGCGAAAGTTTAAACGCAAAACTGTCTAGTGCGATAAACTCAAACTTTAACCTAGACAACTTCAAGAAATCGAAGAACCTATCCACCACTTCGATCAAATTCAAAGACCAAAGGTGGATTCCGCTTTCTGAGGCTTTTAGCGACGGTTTACAAGTACCTGGCATTCCCATTGGACACATCACTCTACTAAGAGGTCACTCTGACACAGGAAAGACTACTGCCTTACTCGAGGCGGCAGTCTCCTGTCAGAAGATGGGAATCCTACCGGTGTTCATCATCACAGAGATGAAATGGAGCTGGGAACACGCAAGGCAAATGGGACTTCAATTCGAAGAGGTAGCAGACGCAGACGGAGTGGTACACGATTACAAGGGTAACTTCCTATTCATCGATAGGGAAAAATTAAACTGTATCGAAGACGTATCGGCCTTTATCGCAGACATCTTGGACGAACAGAAAAAAGGTAACTTGCCTTTCGATCTCTGTTTCTTTTGGGACTCAGTAGGTTCGATTCCTTGTAGGATGAGTATCGAATCCAACAAAAACAACAACGAGTGGAACGCAGGAGCGATGTCTCAGCAGTTCGGTAACTTCATCAATCAGAGGATCATCATGAGTCGTAAGGAGAGTCAACCATATACAAACACGTTGGTCGCTATCAACAAGGTGTGGGTTGCCAAGCCAGAAACGATCATGAGCCAACCTAAGCTAAACAACAAGGGAGGAAACACGATGTACTTCGATGCATCGATGGTGATCACCTTCGGTAACGTAGCATCAGCAGGTACGAACAAGATCAAAGCCACTAAGAATGGCAAAGAGGTTGAGTTCGCAAAGAGAACCAAAGTTAGCTGCGACAAGAATCACATCACTGGAGTTACTGCTGTAAGCAAGATAATCATGACAGTTCACGGTTTTATCAAAGATACCCAAAACGAACTGGACAAGTACAAGAAGGCTCACAGCAACGAGTGGACAAAGATCTTGGGAAGCAACACGTTCGACGTTATCGAAGTAGAAGACACGACATCCAACGCAGACATTTTCGACAAAGAAGACTAATATGACACCCGAACAGAAGAAGATATTCGAATCATTAGGAGAAGAGACAGTACAAGAAAGTGAGCTGTTGGTAAACGACAGAGTCTTGATCATAGACGCGCTCAACACTTTCTTGCGTGCTTTTACGGTCATAAGACACCTTAACCCAAACGGAAACCACATCGGAGGATTGACAGGATTTCTAAGATCTGTATCGATGGCAGTCAATCTAGTCAGACCGACCAGAGTGATAGTGGTATTCGACGGAAAAGGAAGTTCGACCAACAAGAAGTATCTCTATCCTGAATACAAAGCGAATAGGGGAATTAGACGAGTTACGAATTGGGACATATTTGACAATCAACAAGAGGAGTCCGAAGCCATAACTAACCAAATAGTTAGGCTTGTGGACTACCTCAAGTGTTTACCTATAGATTTGATTCAAGTGGACAAGATAGAAGCGGATGACGTTATAGGATACATCACGAAACAACTTAACAAGAACATTACGATAATGTCTAGCGACCGAGACTATTTACAGCTCGTGAACGAAAGAGTTTCAGTATATTCGCCTACGAAGAAAAAGTTCTACAATACAGACATGGTGATAAAAGAATACGATGCTTCTCCAATAAACTTCCTTGTGCAAAAGGTAATCGTGGGTGACAGCGGGGATAACGTTCCTGGAGTCGTAGGTATAAAGCAAAAGACACTATCGAAGCTGTATCCTGAGCTTAGGGACGATCACCCAATCACTCTGGAAGAGGTCATAGACAAAGCCAAGACTACCGAAGGAAAGCACTTCATGAACATCAGAAACTTCGAACACCAGTTGTGGATAAACAAGCAGTTGATGGATTTACACGAGCCAAACATACCTGAAGATTCTAAGGAAGTGATTCATCACACGCTAGAGAATCCTTACAAGACCTTTGAACCGAAATCGTTTCAGAAATATTACGACGAGGACAATTTGGGAGGATCGATAAACAACGTAAACTATTGGCTACACACCCACTTTTTGCAACTATCAAAATATAAATAAAGAGTTATGAGTGTTTTAAACACGTTAAACAGTTATGGAAACGGTTTTCAAATTAAGGTTATCTCGAGTCTTATTAAACACAAGGAATTCTTACAGAACATCATTGACGTTCTAGATCCAGAGGAGTTCGATAACCCAAGTCACAAATGGGTAGTTACCGAAACGATCAAGTACTATAATAAGTACCACACTACTCCAACGCCAGAATACTTATCCATCGAAGTAAAAAAGATGGACAACGAAGTACTAAAGGTAAGCGTAGCAGAGCAGCTGAAAGAAGCCTTAAAGAGCTCCAATGACGATAGGAACTACGTAGAAGAGGAGTTCAGTAACTTCTGTAAGAATCAACAATTGAAGAAAGCATTGCTTACGTCTGTAGACCTTCTCGGTAAAAGTCAGTACGACGACATCAGAACTATCATTGATAAGGCACTGAAAGCGGGTCAAGACAAGTTGATAGGATTAGAGTACGAGAAGGATATAGAAAGCAGGTATCGCAACGAAGACAGAAGACCTATGGCAACACCATGGCCAAACATAAACGAACTGTTGATGGGTGGACTTGGATCAGGAGATTTTGGTATCGTGTTCGGTAGTCCAGGCGCAGGTAAGTCTTGGATCCTAATTAACTTAGGCGCAGAAGCTGTAAGACAGGGATACAACGTTAATCACTATACATTAGAGCTTTCTCAAGAGTACGTTGGTAAGAGGTACGATTCGATCTTTACGGGAATAGACTTTCAACAGATTCACCTTCACAGACCAGAAATTGAAGCCACAATCGAAAAGCTTCCAGGAAAACTGACAGTAAAAGAGTATCCTATGGGAAAGACTACGATATCTACCATAGAGGGACATATTCAAAAGTGTATCGCTCTCGGTAAGCCACCGGATCTTATCATTATTGATTACGTGGATCTATTAAAGTCGAAGAGCAAGTCTTCGGAGAGAAGGGACGAGATCGATGACGTGTACACAGCGACCAAGGGAATGGCAAGGCAAGTAAAGCTTCCAGTGTGGACGGTATCTCAGGTGAATAGGGCAGGAGCAAACGACGATGTGATCGAGGGAGACAAGGCCGCAGGATCTTACGGAAAAATTATGATCGCTGATTTTATCATGTCTTGGTCCAGGAAGAGAAAGGACAAGCTTAGCGGTACAGGTAGGATGCACGTGATGAAGAACAGGTTTGGACAGGACGGAATGACATACGGCGCCAAGATTAACACATCAAACGGCAACATTGTCATAGAGAATTCAGAGCTTGGAGACGAGGAGTTAACAAACGCGTCTGAACAAATGAAGCCGATAAACAGGTCAAATTTTTCCACAGATGAAAAACAGTACTTAAAGACAAAGTTCTTCGAACTTGGATTGTAAAATTCGATTCGAACGGATATTTATTGATACAAAAGCAAAACTATGAAATTTTTACTGGACATATTTAAAAAATCCACAAAAGGAGACGCTTTTAGAGCAACAGAGACTCCTAACACCTATAACGATGGAATTGCTAAACTCAATTCCGTAGGAAGCAACCAGTATTCAAAATTGACTACTCAAAAAATGAATGCTATTAGCAAAAATAGTAGAGCTACAACTCAAACTACATCGGCTAATACTATTTCTCCCGGCCTAAAGTAAGTAAATCAACTTTATTGTTAATAAATTTTTGAAACTATAAGTTTCAAGGTAAATTTTTTTGTCAAAAATGAGTATTTTTAATAAAAGGGTCAATTTTAAGCCCTTCGAATACCCTGAGGTATTAAACTACGTAGACGCTATTAACCATAGCTATTGGATCCACACAGAGTGGAACTTTCAAAGTGATATTCACGATTTTCACACTAAGTTAACAGACGCAGAGAAGAACGCCGTAAAAAATACCCTGCTTGCTATATCTCAAATAGAAGTAAGTGTGAAAGCTTTCTGGGGTAAGCTTTACGACAGATTTCCAAAGCCTGAATTCAACGCAGTAGGCGCTACCTTTGCAGAATCCGAGGTTCGTCACGAAAGAGCATATTCCCACTTGCTAGAAGTATTGAACTTGAATGGCGATTTTGAATTACTTTTACAAGAGCCTGTGATACAGGGTCGTGTGGACTATCTAACAAAATATTTAAAAGGAGCTTCGGACAACTCTAACGAAAACTATACCCTAACCTTGGCACTCTTTTCTCTATTCATAGAGAACGTGAGTTTGTTTAGTCAGTTCGCTGTTATCAAAGCCTTTAACAAGCACAAAAACGTGCTTAAAGACATCGATAACGTAGTTCAGGCGACGCAAAAGGAAGAAGCGATTCACGCTTTGCTTGGATCGTACATCATTAATCAGGTGAAGAAGGAATACCCAGATTGGTTCAATGAAGAGTTCTACCACAAGATCTATAGAGCTTGCAAGAAAGCTTACGAAGCAGAAAGCAACATCATAGATTGGATATTCGAAAAGGGAGAGCTCGAGTTCTTGCCATCAGCAGTAATTAAGGAGTACATCAAAACAAGGTTTAACGCTTCTCTAGAAATGATAGGTGGCGAGAAGATATTCGAAATCGATCAACAACTAATTAAAGAACTTCAGTGGTTCGACGAAGAGATCTACGCGGAAGTCAACACTGATTTCTTTAACAAAAAACCAGTAACATATTCAAAGAAAACAAAATCAATAACAGAGAACGATCTATTTTAACATGGAAAACAAATACAGGTGGTTAACGCCAGAGAGCCAAACTTTTTTAGAGAGAGATTACTTGCTTCCTGGTCAAACTTTGGACGAACGCGTAGATATTATTTGTGCAGAAGCAGAAAGAAGGTTGGGTATACCCGATTTCGCTAAGAGATTCAAAGAAAACATACAGAAAGGCTGGTATAGTCTTTCTACGCCTGTATGGACAAACTATGGAACAAATCGCGGTCTTCCTATATCTTGCTTCGGCTCTTTTGTCGAAGACAGCATGGAAAGCATCTTGGAAACTGTTGCTGAGGTTGGAATGATGACTAAGATGGGAGGCGGCACTTCTGCGTATTTTGGAAAGCTTAGGGCAAGAGGATCTGAGATCAGAGATAATGGACAGTCAGCAGGATCTGTGCACCAAATGCAGATGTTCGATAAGCTGATAACAGTAGTGAGTCAAGGAAAAACAAGGCGAGGTAACTTCGCAGCGTACTTGGACATCGATCATCCAGATATCATGGAGTTCTTGACCATCAGAAGCGAAGGAAGTCCAATACAAGATCTGTCTTTCGGAGTGTGTGTACCTTCTCAGTGGTTGAAAGAAATGAAAGAAGGCGATGCGGCTAAAAGGAAAGTGTGGGCAAAAGTTCTACAAATCAGATCCGAATTCGGTTTCCCGTACATACAGTTTACGGACAACGCAAACAACACTGTAGACGTTTACAAAGACAAAGGCATGAAGATCTACGCTTCTAACCTTTGCTCTGAGATCATGCTTCCGTCCAACGAAAAAGAGTCTTTCGTTTGTTGCTTGTCTTCCATGAACCTTTTGCATTTCGATGAGTGGTATCAAACAGATGCTGTTAAGCTAATGGTTTATTTCTTGGACACCGTAATGGAGGAGTTTATAGAAAAGGCTTCAGATATCAAATTCATGGACAGAGCTGTTGCATTTGCAAAGAATCACAGAGCGTTAGGTCTTGGTAGATTGGGTTGGCACAGTTACTTGCAAAGCAAGATGATTCCTTTCGAATCACTAGAAGCAAAGATGCACAACGTTAAGATCGCTAAGTACATTCACGAAGAATCTTACAAAGCATCTGCTGAACTTGCTCAGATGTTCGGAGAGCCTGAACTTTTGAAGGGATACGGAAGGAGAAACACCACACTAAACGCAGATGCTCCAACCAAATCCTCAGCGTTCATTCTTGGTCAAGTATCTGAATCAAACGAACCAGCAAAAGCAAACTACTACATCAAAGATCTTGCTAAAATCAAGTACACTGTAAAGAATCCGTACTTAGAAAAGCTACTCGAAGAAAAAGGGCAGAACACTCAAGATGTTTGGAACAGCATTCTTATGAATGCAGGAAGCGTGCAACATCTAGAATTTTTGACAGATCACGAAAAGCTTGTTTTTAAAACGTTCGCAGAGATATCTCAACGTGAAGTTATCATTCAAGCCTCTCAAAGACAAAAGTATATCGATCAGGGACAATCATTGAATCTAATGGTGCATCCTTCAGTTCCCACCAAAGACGTAAATTCTTTGATGCTCGAAGCAGAAGAACTCGGTATAAAAGCTTTATATTATCAGTATTCAGTTAATGCTGCTCAGGCTTTCACTAGGGATATTTTAAACTGTGTGTCTTGTGAAGCTTAAAACACTGAAAAAATAAAGTATAATAGTTATCCAAAACAGGTTATATTTACATAAAAGGTTATATATGACGTTTACGGTTAATCAAGAGCAAGTTTACCTAATAGTAATATTTTTGCTCATGATAGTTCAAGTTTTTCAGTGGAGAGCGATATACAAGCTAAAGGATCAGATAGATCAAATATGGACACAGATGGCCATACTAGTCGGAAGTTTTGGAAAGGAAGTAAAAGACCTAGAAAAGAAAGTCAATGACATCAAAAAGTAAAGGACTCGGAGACACCATTGCCAAGTTTACTCACTTGTTTGGTATAGACAAGCTAGCAAAGAAGATCGCCAATCTGTTTGGTAAAGAAGATTGCGGTTGCGAAAGGAGAAGGGAAAAGCTTAACAAAGCGGTTCCTTACAAAAACAAAAAATAAGTTATGGAAAAAAGTTACGTGTTAGTCGATACCCTCGACAAGTTAAAAGATATGATCTCTCACATAAAGGACAAGGAGATCGTATCGTTCGATATAGAAACCAATAGTCTAAACCCAAGAAAGGGAAAGATTATTGGTTTTTCAGTCTCAGCAGAAGTCGGATTCGGTTACTATCTACCTACGATGGTACACAGGAACGATGAGTTAGTCGACAACATTATAGAAGGCATAGACGCTCACTCTCTTGCCAAAAAGTATTTACAACTACTCAAAGGAAAAAAGCTTATAGCGTACAACGCTGCGTTTGACTGTCCGTTCATCCATAACTTTTACGGAGTTGATCTACTTCCAGATCTTTACGCGGACGTCATGTTATTGGTTCACACAGTACAAGAGGAAGGAGCGGGATTCTCTGCAGGTAAACCTTTCGCGTTGAAGGAAGTGGCTAAGATGGTACAGAAGGACATCGGTCTTGACGTAGAGAAGGAAGCCAACGAAGAGCAGCTCGAACTTAAGACTTCTATAAAAGCAAACGGTGGATCCATCACAAGCGCCAACTACGAAATATGGAAAGCAGACCTAGACATACTCGGTAAGTACGCGGCCGCCGATACTGATCTCACTCTCAGACTCTACAATCACTTCATCAAAAACTTGTACGAAGAGGGATTGGAAAAACTATTCTTCGAAGAGGAGGTGATGCCCCTTTACAGAGAAGTAACTATCCCAATGGAACAAAAGGGAGTAAAGCTTGACATAGAAACTATCCAGAAAACTAACCAGGAGCTACAGGACCTTATGAAGTTCTATCTCAATGAAGTAACAAAGAAGCTCATGGAGAAGGAAGAGACGAAGCTCTGGATCGTCTACAAAGCTAAGGAGACTTTTCCCTTTACTAACAAGGGAGCGTGGATAAACAAGTACATGAACATGATGGGTGTTGAGTTTCCTAAGTCTGAAAAGACTGGTAAATTCAATCTAAACGAGGCCAACATAAGGTCAATGCCCGATGGAGATCTCAAAGAGTTTTTGGTCACAGGAGAAGAACAGTACTTAGACAAAACTCTAGCTACTAAAGTGAGTCTAGATATGTGGAAGGAACACAACGACGGTGCCTACTTCAATATTCAGTCTAAAGATCAGATAGGCGAAATAGCTTTCGGTGCTTTGGGAATAAAACCGCTATCAGAGACCAAGAAGGGAAAGCCACAGTTTGACGATGATCTTATACAATCAATTGCTGACAAACACGAGTGGGCAAAGAATTTGAGAATATACAATCGTTTGCTAAAGATCAAGTCCACGTACGTTGATAGGTTCCTAGAGAATCAAGAGGACGGTAGGTACTACTTTTACTACAAGCAACACGGTACGGTATCTGGTCGTTACGGTTCTGATGCTCAGCAGTTGCCAAGACCAAAGGAGGAGGGAGATGACGATCCAGTAGTAGTGGAATATACAAACAGAGTGAGAGCTTTCTTTATCCACGACGAAGGTAACATATTCATAGACAATGACTACGAATCACTCGAGCCTCACGTGTTCGCTCACGTATCAGGAGACGATGGACTCAAGGACATCTTTAGAAACAATTGGGACTTTTATTCTACGATCGCCATAAAAACAGAGAAGCTTGATC